GTTGAAATCGGTTTTCTTAAAAATCCGTTCCACGTAGGCGTATTGTGGGACCTCCACTGTGTATTTTTCGGACCCCGCGGTCTGTTCGATCAGTTCGGTTTTTGTCCAAACCACGTCCCACGCGTTGGCGTCCACAATGATTCCGTTCCCGATGTCCACGCCCGTTTCGTGTTTCCCCAATGCGAATTCGAAGGTCAAACTGTATTCGTCGTTGCCGCGGATCGATCCGGCAGCCGAAAGGAAAAACACCCGTTCGGCCGCATAGCCGAACCACACGTCATCATTGGTCGTGCCGATCAGGTCGGACAACGTGTCCACGTAGGACTTGGTGACAAACGAAAACGGTTTGATGATCGTCTGTGAGAACGTGACCACCGGGGACGGCACGTCGACACCCTCCACCCGTCCATCCACCACGTTGATTGATCGCTTGTAATCGGGCACGTCGGACCCGCCGCCGGTGTCCTTTTTCTGGACCGTTTCCAGGGACCGATAGAATCGCCGGCGCTGGAACGCCATCCGGAACGTTTTTTCCCCCGCGTCGTCAACGGTGGTTTCTTCCTGTTCGTCTCGCCGGGGCGCAATCTGCCACGTGGCCACACCGGACCACAAAAATGGTCCCTCTTCCTTGGTGAAAATGCTGTTTTGTTTCCGGATCCCTAACAGCGCATCGCCGGCCGTTTGGATGAAAGTGTTGATCGCCGCCGCCGCGTCCGTCTCATTATCGACATCGAACACCAGATAATTGCGGCGGAAAATCCCGTTCGCGTCCACGCCGCCCGAGCGGTCCTGTACTTCCTTAACGGTTGCCATTGGCCGGCCTCACAATGTCGCATTGTGTCAAAGTGTCAAAGTGTCAATTTGACTTCCAAGGGTTTCGCCACCGCTTCGGAGATTTGTTCCAGGTGGTTCGCGGAATCGCTAATGTCCCGTTCCAGTGACTTCCCGCCAAACCCGGATTGTTGTAGGGCGGAGGCGGAGAAACTGGACGCGGCCGACATCGACGGGACGGCGGGGCCGCCCGTCATGTCCAGGTTTCCGAGTATCCCCGCCATGCCGCGGATGCCGGCGGGAAGGGACCCTAGGCCGCCAAGACGGGCCGCCAAGTCCACCCCTTGATTGGTTTGCGTCCGTCCCAACGCGCCGCCTAGTCGACTGTCTAGGCCCTCCAACGCACCGCCCACCGCCGCCCCGAATCCGGACAATCCCGCGCCGGCCGCGTCCAATCCCCGTTCGGCCAGTGATGGACCGGACGGGGTGGCCGCCGGCGGGTTGTTTTTCTCATTTTCCCGTTGCTTGTTCCGGGCGTCCTCAAGAATCATGCCCTTGAGGACTTCCATTTTGTATTCTTTCAGAACGTCCGTGAACGCCTGTTGGAGCGAAATTCCCTCCCGATACCAGCGCATCAGCGCTTTGAGTTGCAACGTCACCCCGATGACGGATTTTGCCATGATGCTCACGGCATCAGAAATGGCCCCGGTTTCGTCTTCGAATTTTGCTAGTTCCACCAGCGCGTCAGAAATCGCGTTGGCCGCGTCCGTGATCGCCGGGGCCACACTGGCGCCAATGGAGTTTCCGACGGCCTCCGCCGTCAGCGCCATATCGGCCCACGCGTCCTTTAATTCCGCCGCGGCGGTCGCGTTCTCGCCGGACATCGTCACGCCCAAATCGTGGGCCTTCCGTTCCAGGGCGTCCAGGTCCTCAACCATGGGCAACAACGCCCGACCGGACCGGCCCAACGCCTGCATAGCAACGCCGGCCCGCCGCGTGGGGTCCGGAATGTCCGCGATTTTTTGGGCAATCAGCCGAAATTGATCCTCCGGCGCCAACCCTTGCAGGTCCTCAAGGGTCAACCCGAGATCCTTCATGGTGTCCACGGCCGCCGCAGAATTCCGCTCCGCCTGGAGCATGAATTGCGCCATGCCCTTCATGCCGTTCTCAACGTCCGTCAGTGACGCGCCTGAACGGATGGCGGCAAACCGGAACGCGGACAACGCCTCCACGGACGCGCCGGTCCGGGCGGCCATCTTGTCCAGTTGGTCCCCGAGATCCGCGAAACGTTTCGTGGCGGCCAACACGGCCGCGGAGGCGGCGGCCACGGCGGCCCCGATCCCCGTGGCAATCGCCAACAGGCCGCCGGAAAGTTTGCCAACCGTTTTCCCAATGGTCCGGAAACCGGTTTGGAGCGGTTTTTGATTTAGTTCCGCTTCAACTTCCGCTTTGCCGGCGGGGATTTTAGCCATGGGATGCGGCCTGTTTGCGGTTCTGGTCCTGGAAATACTGTTCCAACCGCTTGGTGTTGCGGTCAAACATGGCGTCCATGATAGCACCCATTGGGACCTTGAGGTCAGACCGGCGGCGGGATTGCTTCACGTGGTACGGGTTGAAACGCTCCGGTTTCTGCGCCCGCTTTTGGTACGGGTTTTGATTCGCAATATGGGCCAACAACACGGAATGCCGGTTCCACCGTTCCCGCATGGCCCCGAGATAGACCGTTTTCAGACTCCACCATTGGAGGCGGGAACGGGTGGGATCGATGCCGATGGCGCCGCACCATTGGTAAAGGTTTGACCATCCGGACGCCCCTCCATCGCCGCCGCCATCTGCCGTTCGATTTGGGCGCGCGACACTTCCAGGAACAGGTCCGCCACCTGTTCCGGGGTCCCCGTCGCCCCCGTCTCCATTAGTTTCAACAACAGGTTGTATGCCACCAATTTCGGCCCCGTAAAAAAACAGCGCAGCGCCTCCACAAACGCATTGCGGGCGCGGTCAATGGCCGCCGCGTCCAGCGCCGGCAAATAGGCCGTCCACGCCGCGTCCGATCTATCCGTTTCCGCGTCGTCCAGGTTGAAGACGGCCCACGCTATGGCCTCTTCATTGAGGAACAAATCGCACGCCGCTTTCGGCATACTCCGCCGATCCAGGATGTCCAGTTTCGCCACGTCACGGAGGCGGATGGCTTGTTCCAGGCCGATAAACAAATCGTGGCGTCCTCCAGCCGCGTCTATGAACGTGCCCGGGCGGTCCGTTTCTGTGTGGCCCGCCTCCGGTGTGTCGGTTGCTGTCGGTCCAAACATGGTGGTTTTCCTTTCGTCAGTTATAAACACCGCGTAAAAATTCGTTGAACTTTGGAGAGGCGTTCTGGAGCGCCAATTGCATCGTGGGCCGTGGCTTATACCGGAACACCACCGGGACCGTTCCTTTGGTTTTCGGGTCCCACTGGCGCCAAGTGATTGTCTCGCCTTGCTCCAACGCGTCAATCAGTTTGGACGTTTTGAATTTGCGCGGCCCGATGATGACGGTGGATGCCTGTTCGTTCACCCGATAGGTAATGTTGTCCTTGATGCCCGGGCGTTGCTGATAGCGCACCGGTTGGCCCGGTTCGGAGTGTTTGCGCTTTTTGCCGCCGCTCCGGATCGATCGACGGGCCACGGTTTTCGTCCAACCGCCCATCCGTTTCAACGCCCGCAACCGGCCCCGCTCTAATGACCGGCGGATCCGGGCGCGGTGGACGGTTACTTTTTTCAGCCGGAATTTCACCATTCCGGCCACGGCACCAATGGGGGCGGGCATTGGTCCCCCCTTACGTGGTGACCCAACGCTGTGGAACTTCAGACGCGGCCGTTTGCAGGGCCGGCCGGAACGTCCAGTCCAACGTCACGCCTTCCCGGACCGGTTCGCCGCGGTTGTTCGTGAACACGTGGAACGGGGACCGGAGGCCGTCGGCCCCCACGTTAGCAATCGGCTGATCCGTGAACGCGATGTCGATTGATGCCAACGCCCAAAACGCCGTCAGAACGGCCTGTTGCGTCGAATCGGACGGGACCCAAATTGCGTTTCCGGTGACCTCCGCGTCAAACAGGGTCGCCAAGTGTTGGACCCAATTGACGCCGCGGACAGTGGCGTCAAAATCCTCAACGGAAATCCCCAATTCCACGTCACGCAAATTGGTCATTGCAACCCACGTAGGGGACGCGTAGGACCCGGTGTTGTGCTGCGCCACGCAATTGGAACCAATGATGGCCATGGGCCTATCCTCCCGGATTGAATTTCACAGACGCGGGTACGTTCGCCGCGTCCCTCAATGTTCCGATTCGTATGGCAACCGATTCGTGATCCTGCGCCAACCCCGGGACGCCCATTTGCAGGGCCTCCCACTGGCCGAACACGGCACGGATGGCACCCGCTGCAATGGATACCCATTCGTCCGAATGGCGGTTGTCGCATACTTCCCGGATCGCATCGCGGGCCAATTCTACCTTATTCCGGACCGGGACGCCCACGATGTCACCCGCCGGGGCCAACGGGCCGGGCCGGGCGTGTCCGCTGCGCTGAAAATTGGGGATACGAATTGGTCTCATATCAACGGGACGTTGTATTCCAAAACGTGGACTTCCGAGAATTGGCCCCACTCCCTCAACTGTTCCTCCAGCGCCCCGGACGATTGGAATTCCTCCGTCGGCCAGAACACCACGCCGCCGGCAATCGTGACCGGTTGCAGACAGGCGCGCAACACGCGTTCGGAATAATCGGCTACGTCGTCGCACTCCGCCACACCCCGTTCCGTTTCGTGGGCGTTGGCAAGTTTTTTCTGGACGGAGACGTGGACGGTGACGTTCCGGGCGGTCTTCATTTCCCGGGTTTCGATCCGGCCGCCGGTGTCCTGCGCCACGACGGACACCACGATTTTGTCCGCCGCTCCCAATTTGAAAATCGACAGATAGGCGCGCTGGACCTCGATGGTTCCGACGGGCCGGCCCGCCTCACCGTCCGCGGGCGGGGATCCGATTAAACGCCGAATCGCCTCCGCAAGTAAACGCGGAGGCGATTTGATCGACGGGTCCGAGATTTCGCCGGCCGTGGCCATAGTTTATTCGCTGTCGTCGGACACCCCGAATGCGGCCTTGAACATCGCGCCCGTGTTCTCCACGGGGCGTCCGTCCGGAACGTCCTCAGTGCAGCCGACTTTTTTCAGGGCGGATTTTGACAGGCCGGCGGCCCGTAACGTGCCCGCCATCAGTGAGACTTGCGCGTTGTCCGGCATCCCCTTCAATGATGCGCGGGCCGTGTCCGGGTCGAATTGCCGTTTCCTGAGCAATTCCGCCCGCTTGTCGATCGCCGCGTCAATGTCTTTTTCGGCCGTGGGGGACGTGGCGGGGGCCGGTGGTGTAGGGGTGGCGTCGGTCATAATGTCCCGATTTCCTTTGTGTGAATCCGTTTGAGGAGTCCGTAACGGCCGGAATCCCGGACCGGTTGTTCGCCGCTGATTGGCAACACTTCGAACAACAGGCCGGCATGTTCGATTGTCCAACCGGTGTCCACTGTGACGGGCGTCACCCCGTCCACCAACAGTTCCGTGGGGATGATGAAATCTTGCGTGTGGACGTTCACCACGTCCACGCCGCCCGGGCCGATAGTCCTCGATTCAAAATCCGTCCCGCCAACGTCCGCCTTTGCGGTGATCCGCGTCCCGCCGTCCCGGGACACAACAACCACGTCCACGCCATTTTCCACAATTCGCGTGACTTGTGACTGTTCCGCCAGTTGGAGCGCCGCGGACATTGCTGTTGGTCAATCGGAATGGACAAATTCGCCCGTTGTGTCCCCGGACGCCCGGGCCTCCGCCGCAATCCCGATTTTTGAGTTGGCACCAACCGTTGTCGTGACCTTCTTGGCGGTGTCGTCCCAATAAAGTGTTTCGTATTTGGTCCACGTTTCGCCCGTGGCTTTGTCCCCGTCATAAACGGCGGTTCCGGACGGGACGGCCTCGTTCCCGACCAAACCGTCCTTGCCGGCCTCCGCCTGGATGGCAACGCGGCCGGATTCCACCCGGGGCGTCCCCATGGCGATATCAGCCCCGGACGGGGTGTGGCGGGCCATGGTCTGCGCGCCGCGCTTGTATCGGCAGTATGACATTGTGGAACCTCAAAACGTGTTGTTGTGGTGGTCTCGCCGGCCGCGGCGCGGCCTGTTCGTGGTTGGTTGGTTACTGGCCGACGTTGTAGATGGCCGCGTATGGATCGTGGAGAGCGGTTCCCCACGACAGGACCGCGTCCCATTGCATCCCGGTATGCCCCGGGATGGCGTCCCACGTCCGGATTTCCGGGGTGTCCCGGTTGTCCAGGTACGTCACCGCAATGGGAGACGAAACGGCCGGGTTGGCGTTCAAGAACCATTGCGTCCCGTTGGCGTTGGCCACTTTCGCGTTGCCCAGATATCGGGAATGCCGCGGGGTGAACATGCCCACAAACGGGTTGGCTTGCGGTTTCTCCACGTCGGACGAACCGGCCACCACCACGTTAGTGGAGTTGTTGACGTTCATGGCCAGCACCGCGGCCCCGGGATTCACCAGCACGTTTTCCGGGTCAAGAGTAACCTGGACGTTTCCGTCCACGGTTTCCATGACAAGGAACGACGCAAACGCGGTTTCCAGCGCGGCCAGTGAAAACGCCGATCCGGCCCCGGACAGGATGTTTCCGCGGGACGTGTGGAAAAACGCCACGCCGTCCGTCCAGTTCGGATTGGCCAACAGAACGGCCGCCATTTCGGATTCGACCGTGGACGCCCCGAGATTGCCGAACATCCGGGCCAGTTCGGAGAATCCACCCGCGTCATCGTCGCGGGCGTCCGCATACGAAATGGTGAGTTTGCGGCCCCACTGTTCGGCCTGGACCGTGCCGGCCTGTTCCTTGAGGTCAACGGACGACAGTTGACCGTTGCGGCCCACTTTCTGGAGTCCGTCGGCCATCGACAGGCGGAACAGTTTTTTCGGTTGGAAATTGCTGGACGAAGTCCGGTAGGCAATCGCCCGGATTTCCTGTTTGACGGCATCAAACGCCCGCTGCATTTCCTTATTGCCGAAATCGCCTAGCGCCGTCGGCAGGGAGAACGTCGAGAATCCGGCGGCCTGGATGGCCTGCGGGGTCCGCGGTTCCCGGGCCGCCAACCGGACCGCTTCCTGAAAGTCCACGTCCGACATCGTCCCGGGCGACAGGTGGTATCCGCTGGCCTGCAAATAGGTCGCGAACAGACTGTGGAGTCCGAACCCACGCCAACGCGCGGTAATCGCCTCGTTGGTCACGTCTTCGCCGTAGAAATTGGCGGTCTCGGTTTCGTTGAACGAATAGTTCAACCCGAAAGCCGCCTGGATGACCTGTTGACGGCCCGGGGCGTCCGCCGGGTTTCCGCTGTTGTAATTGGCAACCGCGTTCCCGCCTTTACGGAAAAACGCCAAATCGATTTCGTTTTCGTTCCAACCCTTTTCCACGGCGGACGCTTGGATTTCCGCGGCCTGTTCGTCAGTCACCCGCGGATGATTGCGGCGGAGCCGGGCCACGTCGGACTGAGTGTTCATCCGTTGGAGGTCGCCACGGAGTCCGGCCACTTCCGTTTCCAATTTGGCGTTGGCGGCAATTTGGTTGGCGTCCGCAGTCGCGGTCGCGGTTTCGGCGGTGGGAGTGGGCACGTTCGTTTCCTCCGGTGTGGATGCCGCCGGGGTGGGCGGTAGGGTGTCGTCCGTTTCCGTGCGGTCGTCCGCGGGAATGTCCGCGGTGGCCGCGTCGGTCAATCGATCGGCCTGGACTTCCAGGACCTCCGCCAGTTTTTCCAGGGTTGCAGTCGGCGGAATCTCCGCGGATCCGTCCAGGATGGACCGGATTTCGTCCGGTTTCAGGCCGGAGGCCTCCGCCATCAGGTCCACCAACGCGTCCGTATCTCCGTCAGATTGGGCCTGTTTGGACATGATGTCCGACAGAACGGCCGCCAGATTCCCGGACGCGGTGATTGTGGACGGCATATCGTCGCTCCATTTGCTGGCCGCCGCAATTTGGACGGTTGTGTTTTGGCCGCCGCCTTTTCCCACAAATGAGATTTCGGCAACAATGGCGTTTGAGGCCAGCACAAACGGGCCGGCCTGTTTGCGTCCGTTGACTGTAATGGATTGTTTGGCGGGGATAAACCGGGATGTATGCGAATTCGGTTCAGTCCCGATTGACGCCTCCCACTTGAAACCGGCCGCGGCGGAATTCAATACTTGGTCGCGGTCGGCCGAATCGATCGACAACACCCCATCCGCGGTGATGGTGTCGCCAAACTGGACGCGCTCATAATGCCCGACCGGACGGCGGGAATCGTGGTTCCACAACGCTTTGACCTGCCCCTTTGTGCGGGCGGTGGCCAGATCGACCACGACGGGGAACCGGAATCCGTCGATGTTCAATTTCCCGCCGTCATATCCCACGACGGAAAACGATTTGGCGCGGTCGTCCCCCGTGGACGGTTGGAGGGTCAACGCCGCTTCGATCGCAAACAGGGTCGGCACTCGGATTGGTTCGGTCATGACACGGCCGTGGTGGCGTCTTCCGTTTCGTCCGGTTGGTCCTGTCCTTCGCCCGGGTTGTCGTCAGTCTCGCCATCGCCGCCCCCGTCGTCAACAGAAACCGGGGATAGTGGCAACTCCTCTTTCGCCAGATTGAACGTGGCCCGGGCGATGGCCCGCCGGTATTCGGGCAACGTCATTCCGAATTCGGCCGCCGCCCGTTGGTCCTCGCGGTCCAGGTCGGACACCCGCGTTTCCCGCCCCCGGGACGTGGTCCCCATGGCCAGTTTTTTTTGCCGGGCGTTTTCATCGCGGGCCGGATCGACCACCAAATCGTTTTCCGGCCAGTCCCACGCGTGGGATCGGAGGTCCAAATCGGCCCCGTCAACCCCGTCAAATGCCGGGTGGGCCAACAACAGTTCGTCCAGGAATTGGCCGAACAACAGGTCCAGGAATAGCGGTTCCCAAACGTTGGTCCTGTCGGACGTGATCCGCTTGAAATAGGGGATAATTTCGCCCCTGATCGGAGCGTAGCCGCTGGTCACGTGCCACCCGAGCGCCCGCGATAGCGGCATTGTGAAACAGCCGGCCATCTGTGAGACCAACACTTTGTGAAACGCCTCCAACGTGTTGTTGGGGTGTTCCGCTTTCAGTTGGTGGACCCCGCGGCCGAATGGAAGCATCATCAGGCCGCCGCCAGAATTCGGCAGGGTTAAGGTTTGCCATGCCCGGTCATTGACGCCGGACGGAATGTCCACGTCGGGCGGGAGATCGGTTGTGCCGATCAGTGAAAAATAGGCCGCCATTTGTGCCGCTTTTCTGGTGGCCACCAACAGTTTCCGGTGGTCGCCCGCGGTCGGCAGCGCCGGCGCAAACGTCGTCAACCCGCGGTGTTGCTCCGGACGCTCCGCCCGGAACGCGTGGTAGACCTGATCCGCGTCGAACGTGTCCGCTATGAATTGCAGACCTTGCACGTCGAACGCCCCGGATCCGGGATGCGCTTTGAGGATGTCATACCGGATCGGGTTTTTCGTGACCGGGTCCAGGTGGACCCCGTCGATGTAATTGGACAGGTATTCCATCCCGATTGACGGGGTGGCCAGCCGCTCCGGTTCAACTAGATACGGGTCCAACGTGACCACGCCATGGGCCAACAACTGTTCGTCATGGCGGCGGAGCGCGACCACTTCCCCGCGGACGTTTTGGGTCCGGACGGCCGTGGCCAGTTTGGCGCCGCCGCGGATGGCCGCCCACCATTTGGCCCACTCGGTTTCGATCACCAAATCAATGTCCGCGGCCCCGGTGGACGACTGGAGCAACGGGCCGGTTTCACCAACCAGATCATCCACGTAAGTATCGACCACCCGCCGGACAACCGGGTTGTTGTCGTGTTCGTGTTGGGCGCGGGTGTTGATTTTCCGCCGCACGTCGGCCCGCATGGCCGCGTCGGCATCATTCATTTCGGCCAAATGCCACAAATCGTCCGACGGTTCCGCGGCATCATAGCGGGCCTCGATTGCCCGGTACGCGTCCAATAGATCGGCCGTTGTCATATTGACCCCGTCCCCGGGGCCGGAGGCCGGGCGGCCGAACATCGCGCGGATACGCTGGAACATTATGGCGTCCGGTCCGTGGTGGTGATCGTCCCCATGACCACGCCGGGCATCAGTCCGCCATGGTCCAATTTCTGATTGGCCTGTCGCGCGTCCTCCGCTTTTTCGTCGGCGGGGGAATTGTACGTGGCTGAATCGCCGTCCACGCTGTGGGATTTGAGGCGGCGGGGTGTATCGTCTGCCATTGGTTATGTGCCCTCCGCCGCAATCGTAGTCACGACCAATGCCCGTCCGCAACGTGGAAACCCTCCGCCGTGGCCACGTCCAGGGCGTCCCGGTCTTTTGTGGTCTCCCGGGTGGGGACGTGTTTATTGACCAGAATGGCGGCATGGGACGCCCCCACGGAGGCCATCAGCAACGCGTCCCACCAATGGTTGTCCGGTTGATTGGATGGCAATTTCCATTCGAAACACGTCGCAACGTTGCCGTGTTTCCGCTCCGCCTGTTCCGCGGATAGGTGATGCTCGATCAGAATATGCGGAAATCGGTCCTCGCCGAATATCGACAACGCCCCGTCATCCCCGATGGGCGTGGTGAGTCTCCGATATGTCTCGGTTTTCCAGTAATTCGTATTCCATTGGAGCGCCATCGGCGCCCCGGACCGCTTGGACATCCGGAGGAATCGCCATTCCTCACCAATCACCACGCCGAATTCCCGGTCATACAGGGAAAACGGTTTGTTGTTCGCGGTGATTCCACGGCCGTGGGCCGGGATGATGACGCCTTTGTGTCCCGATTCTGTGACGGCATTGTAGACCGTGTCCGCTTCAAAGTTGGAATCCACCACCAACCGTTCCAACGTGACCGGAGCGCCGCCCACGTCCACCCATTCCCGGGCCATTTGCTTTTGGAACAACAGGTCCAGGCCGGCCCGGATCCCGCCTTTGATTTCGGTTCCGGGGAATTTCATCCGGAGGGTTTGGCGGAGGGTCCGCAAGTTGAACGTGACGAGTTTTTGGTCGGGTGTCGTGCCATAGTCGACGATCGAACCGCCGCCATCTTGGTTCCAAGCCACGGCCGCCCAGAACAGGACATCCTGTTGACAGTCAACGCCGATCGTGACGCCGATGGTTCCGGCCGGGCATACGCCCCGGGGTTGTTTCGTCCTCCGGCCTGCAAACACGTTTGGCGGGACTTGCAATTGATTCACCCCGTCAAATTCATCATCCACGGGAT